ATCTTCTGCGCTTATTGAAGTATTGTAAATAAAAAACCTATTATCGAAATCCATATCCTCCCAGATATATTCGGTTGAACTAGAAGGTATTAAAAATAAGATAAATAGTATAAATCCCATAAATAATATTTTATTCATCTTACCTAAAAACCGCGATATCCATTCTGTCGTCAATCGGCATGTTAAAAGTAACCGTCCCTCCAACTTCAGAGTAATCTACAATAGGAATAAGGGTTTTCCCTTCTACTACTACAATCGCCACGCCGTCAGCCACGTAAAGCTCTCTACCTGTAGTCTTGTTCGTGCCCGTACAGGCAGTACCCTGATAGTAGTCAGAGCTAATACTGGGGCTTCCAACCCTCTGCATTATTACGTTTGTCATCTTATCTTAGCCGTCAAATGAGCTACACATTTAGGACAGTACTTTCCTTTGTATTTTGATTTTCTAAGTACAATATCATGTTTTTCACATACTTCTCCTCTATCGTGGTATTTCATTTTACAATATAGTTTATATTAATTTTAAGCTCTGCGCTTATTGGCTTCATTCTAGTTGTCTTAGGTGTAAAGCTAAGCAACAATTCTTTGGTTTCATCTGGATTGAGAGACTTAATGTTTCTTGAGATAACCACGTCTTCTCCACTTATTTGAATGATTAAATCAAGAGGAAACTCGATAGCGTTAGAAATAAAAAGTGACTTAGATGTTTTAGTACCTGCAGGGACAGGCTCGAAACTAATCGAACTGGTGAATTCCTTTGTTTTCTCTCTATCTGAAAATATTGTGATTTCATTCATGCTAAACCGTTCATTATGCCTTTCAGATAATAATAAAGAGAATCTAAAGCTCTCTCTTTTGATATACTTATATCTTTAGGGACATTGTACTCTTCCTTTTCGAAGTCAGCTAAGGTGAATTTCTTTAGATATTCACTTGAGTACTTGGATTTCAATATCTTGAACCATTCTTTTATTTGTTCTTCTTTATCCATTTAAATCTTTTTCAATATCTTCAATTAGCTTTTCTTTCTTCTTGTTTACTAGAAAGTCCTTTTTTTTAAGCGCAAGGTCTAATTTCTCTTTAATCAACTTTTTCTTGGCTTCTTCTTCTTTTTTGACTACTTCTTCCATCTCCTCCCTTTCTTTCTCTTCTTTTCTCTTTTTAATCGTGTCGCCAGCTATCTTAACAAACGTATGCCTGCAGTTGAAGTGACCTACAGGGAAGTTCTTGTCTACAGACCATTCGGGGAAGTCTTTACCGCTCTCTTCTTCTATTATCTTAACTAACTCGCTCCAGCTAACCCCGTTTTTAGTCTTAGATTTGATTCTTTTACAAGTCTCAGTAGTCCTGTGGTCTTGAGGCCCTATCCATTTAAACAGGAAGTTTTCGAAGTCTGGCTCTTTAGAGTAGCTTACTTTCCTAGCCGCGTTGCTTACTTTGCTTGTTTCAGTCCTGGCTATTGTTTCAGCTCTAAAATCCGCTACACTTGTCATATCTCTTATCTGATCTGTTATTTGCTTAACAGATAATCCTTTTGGGTCTCTGTAAGCGTCTTCTATTATCCTATTTAATTTACCTACTAGTTCCTCTGAAATCCTCGAGTAAGAGTCTGAAAGAACTGGCTGGGTTGAGAGAGCTATTAAAGCATTCTCATCGATTGTATCAAACAAGACGTTTATTCCTAGTTCTTTTCCGACTCTGTCCATCTCCCTTGTGTAAGTTCCCTTAAACAGCCTGTTTGTAGAATCTCTCAGTTCTTTTTGAAGCGACAGGTTTATCTTAGCTATGGCCTTTCTTAGCTCAACTTCAGTAGGCTTTCTCTTGAACTTCCTGATAAATTTGTCTATTTCTCTTTTAAGTGTATCGCTTATCTTAGAAAAAGGAGGCCTGCTTTTCGCCTGCTTAAGCAATTCGCTGAATTTGCCTATAGTAGGAGCTCCTGTCGGTCTAAATGGCTTACCTGGAGTAGGCCCAAATAATCCTTCTTCCTCTCTTTCTTCTTGCTTTAATTTCCCAGGTTTGATTATTACCTCTCCAGTATCATCATCATATTCGGCCTCTAAACCTAATCGTAAAGCTAACTCACCATTGCCTAAAGATTGAGATTGTCTGGTTAATTTAGCCATTTCATCCTGTTCTTCGCTTGGGTTTAACTCTAAAGTCCATCCGCTTGCTCCTATTGCATCCAATAATTCGGGGAAGAAGTACTTGTTGTAAATTCCTTGACCGTACTCTACGGCACGGTTTGTAACGGTTAGTTGTAATCCTTCGTTGTTAAGGCCACCGCTAGTGCTTATATCTCCATAGGCCAGTGCGGATTATCTCGAATCTTTTGTCTTGCCTCGTCTATGGCCTTTTCTAGAGCTTTCTGGTTTGATGTTTTAAACGCAAGTAGGTGTTTAGGCGGTCTTTGTCCATCATATAATTGCATTATGTACTTGTCCATAAAAAGTAAAGTTCTAACCTTCTGCCATGTAGTAAGTACAGGAGAGTAGCCTCTTCTCGTAGACGGCCTGTATTTGCTTCTAAAAACTGCTTCCCACCTTGCGTAATACATCTTCTGACCCTCGTAGTCTTTAAAATAAAAAGCCTGAAAGGTCTGAATACTACAGTTAGGACAAGTTTTCTCCTCGGTAAGTAAATTCTCCCTGTGCTGGGGGCAGAAAGTAAGTTTCTTGTCATCATCATCGTAACCTGGCCTGTCGTATTTATTCATAATCAATCCCATGAACCTAGGGTCTCCCCTAAGCACTTGGCTTAATTCTCTGTTTAGAATCTTTCCGTTGTCGTTGAATTCATAAGTAAACAAAAAAACCATAAACGCATCGTCCATAATAGACAAGTCGTCCTCTAATTCCATACAGACATCTATTAAACCTTGTCTGTTTTCGTTGATATGCTCTAAAAAGTTTAGTATCTCTTCTCTATTTTTTCCCTTTGGCATAGTTTCCTGTTCGCTTGTAGTTATCTCTTCATCTGTTTTTTCTGCTTCAACCAAATCGTATCCGTTTCTAAACAATTCTCTTCTAAGCGAATTGTGAATCGAAGTAAGCGTATCTGAGTTATAAGCTAAATCGTATAAGATAAAATGATGGAAAGGAAACTTAGGATAAACGTGGATTGCCTGCCTAAAATAAAGGTCTCCAGAACTAGGTCGGATAATCCCGTCCATGGCTATCTTAAAATTCTTCTGGAGCAGTCTGTACTTCGAGAAAATATTGTTCTTCACTAAATTCTTCATAGATTTAAAAACATTCATTGTTTTTCTCTCGCTTTCTTTTATTTAAATTAGTTTCTATTCTCCCCAGATATCGTCTAGTACTCCAATCGTACCGCTTAACTCAAAAAACATTCTCATCATCATACAATCTGAAAAGTCTGGGCTTCTGCCTATGTTTTCTCTAATCACTTCTTTTTCGATTAATTTAACTTTTCCGTCCTTGTCTATGTCTTTTCGCTTGATTTGTTCTAAGTCTTCAATTAAAAACTCTTTGAACGTTTCGTTTTCGAAATAAGCTCCTATCTTGCCTTCATTCACTAAATTAGCTAGAATAAAATAACATTGGGTTTTAAGGTTCTGATAGTTTGTTTTGTCTAATCCTTGAGATACAGGGGTTGCATTGTTTACGAAACCGTTGATTCCTTCAAGATGGTCTATAATCCCGCCTCCTATTCCATCTTCGTCTACTACTATATTGCTTCTAGGTATCTCGTTTTCGTTGGCAAACTCTAAAATCCTTTTCTCTGTAAAATCAATGCTGGTTTTATCGTAAGCATATACTTTGATAATATACATTCCTTGCCATATCATTATAACTGTCTTGTCTTGGCCGAATCTAGCGGGGTCTACTGTCATATACTTCTCACCTTCTTTTTTAACATAATCATTAGTAAATATATCATTTATCTTATCAAAATCCATTAGTTTGCTTGGGTCATCCGAGTATTCGAAATTTCCGTGAAGTAATCTCTCTTTGCTTATCTTATCCATTTTCTTTAAATTGTCTATATAATGTCTGCTAATAAATGGATTTTCATGTACTAAAGCTGGCAAGAACTTTCTGTATTTCAGTAATTTATTTGATTTAAAAGGCTTATAGAACTGATGATAAAGAAAGTTCTTACTTGGATTGCTAGCTATTAATAATTTGGGGATTGTATCAAATTCCTCCAATTTATATCTAATTCTAGACATAAGTATAGTTTTGGCTTTAACTGTAATCTGACTTGCTTCATCAATAAAAGCGCCTGTATATTCTGTTGAACCTAACGAATCAAACTCAGGATCAGTAGGATAAGCAAACAAGTCTTTAAGATAAATTTCCGAACCATTTATGAATTTAATTATTCCTTCGATTGCATGATATTTGAAATGCTCTCCTATTTTAAGATTCCATTGCTTGCATATTTGAAAGAAAGAAAGCAAAGTAGAGTTTTTTAAATCCTTAAGTACAGCCCTTCCCATAAGCCATCTGCTACTTGGATATTCTAAACATTTGCTTAGAATCCAGATACATCCAAGCCACGATTTTCCTCCTCCAGCTCCGCCTCCATAAAACAGCTCGGTTGTTTGCTTATCGTTTAGATATTCAAGGGCTTTCTTCTGTTTCACTGACAGAATACAGTTTATTTTTATCATAAGTAATAAAGTTTATCTGAACGTTAGCTAATTCATTCTGTTGATTTGTTTGAATGTTAACTTGCTGGGCTTTTCCATGAAGTGATTTATAAATAAGATTTTTAAGGAAAACTAACTTATCTAAAGGATATTCTTCTTTTTCTAGTTCGTCTATGTCTCTCAACATATCTAATGCGAAAGACTTATCGTTCTCTACTCTTTCAACCAACCATTTAGGGTTATCTGATTCTATCTTACCTAATTTTAGCTTTTTCTTATAATATCTCCATCTTTGAGCTATTCTTTGCCTTTCAGTTACTATTTTCCCCCCTTTGCTTCCTAATTCCCTTGCTCTAGCCGTGCTTTGTATTGGTCTTAAGTTCTGTTCGTTTGCCATTTTAATATTTAAGTAATGGTCCTGTTTCTAATCTTTTTCCTATTCTAAGATATGCCATATCTATATATTCTTTTTTTAGTTCAAAACCTATGAATTTAGCTTTTGGTTTGTATTTTTTTAGGGCTATCCAAGTACTTCCTACTCCTGCGAATGGATCTAAACAGATTCCTTCGTCTGGACATGAGCTTTTGATTGGTTTTTCACATAAGGCTACTGGGTAAACTGCGAAGTGAGCTTCTGGAAACGGCTGAGTATTTATTGAGAAGAAATCTCCTGGATTGCGACCTTTTGAATCACACGGAATAAATCTTGTTTTTCCACTTTGTAATCCATAATGCCTTCTCATTGTTCTTCCACAATGCTGACATATAGAATTTAACCAATCTCCTTCAACTGTTTCAATCCCTCCTTTACCTCCTCTTTCTAATATTGTATCACCTGGGTTTTTTCCTAAAGGATGAGTTAAACGAACTTCTGCTCCTCCATCTTTTCTTTGTCCTAAAGCTAAATCATCTTTATGAGAATGCCAGGATTTGCCGGTTCCGTAAACATCACCAGGATTCTTACCTTTTGGATCAAAACTTTTTATAGTATTTTGTGATGCTCCTTTCCCTTCATATTGTTTATCTTGTCTAATACCCATCCTATAAGCTACTTCTGTCTCTTTAAAGGAAGCATTAATCATATAATCATCTGATCTTCCTTGTTGAGCTAATCTTACTCTATAATTAAATGGTGCGTGTCTTTTATAATCTCGGATATCCGAATGCGCCTCCCTTATACTATCCAAATCATAATAATACTTCTTACTTTTTACAAAATGAAACAAATGCTCAAAGGTTGTATTTAACCTATCTTTAACGCTACTCGGCATAGAATTTGGTTTATGCCAAATAATATCATTCCTTAAAATCCATCCATCTTCCTGCAN